TTAAGATTGAGTGGGAAGACCTTGCATACAGAACCTACACGCCAGACTTCGTGCTGTCTAATGGAATCATAATAGAAACCAAAGGTATGTTCACGGCAGCAGATAGGCGTAAGCATCTTGCCATTAAGAAGCAACACCCGAATCTGGACATACGGTTTGTATTCGAGAATAGTAGACGCAAGTTGCGTAAAGGAGCAAAGTCAACGTATGGTGAATGGTGCATACGATATGGCTTTAGGTATTATGACCGCATCATTCCTGAAGACTGGCTCAAAGAGAAGGGCAAGAATAAACATCCCAAGTTTATTAAGTTCAGTGGTGACAAAGTGAAAAGGAGATGACAAATGGATACAGAGTTCTTTGAGTTTGATGATGATGATTATGTGGTTCGTGTAAGACCTACCGTAGTAAACAACGAGTGGACAGGCGAGATTGACATCGCCATTGTAACAAGCGCAGACAACAGTCTTAATGACGAGAGTTATAGTCAGATGATGCACTTCACAAAGATGATGTGTGCCACTGTACCTCTCATGGAAGCGAATGAAGATATGCGTAATTATGTTCACACATATGTCATGGAAGAGATTGACAACATTATGGAACCTGTGGTAGAAGAACAGGAAGTAACTGTTACACAGGAAGGTGGTAACGTGATTAGGTTAAACTTTGGAACACGAACAAAGGGGAGTGCTTGATGACAGACTACAACAAGATTATGAAAGAGATTGAAATGAAGCAGCAATGGAAAGATGTAGTATGGGATAAAGAACAGCAAGCCTCTGTTCAATCCGATATGGTAAACTCTCCACCACATTACAATCAACAGGGCATTGAATGCATTGATGCTATACATGCTGCCTGTGGAGATGGGTTTGAGTACTATCTCCAAGGTAACATTATGAAATACCTATGGCGGTATCGTTACAAGAATGGTAGCGAAGACCTGAAGAAAGCCAGATGGTATCTGGATAAACTCATTGAGGTACACGATGAAAGTTAAAGTCTACATTACTATCGACATTGACCCTGAAGAATATCCAGTGCCAGCAGATGAGGATGTAGCCATTGAGATTGAGGATGGCATACGCGAGTACTTCTACGAGATAGACGGTGCTAATATTAAACATATACGAACATTACAGGAGTGACACCATGAATAACTATTTACCTACAGACTACCAGAACTTCATTGCGTTGTCTCGCTATGCACGTTGGAAAGAAGATGAACAACGGCGAGAGACTTGGCAAGAGACAGTATCACGATACTTTGACTACATGGCAAAGCATCTACGTGTAAGGCATGGGTTTACACTATCAGATGAACTGCGCGGCGAACTGGAAGAAGCAGTGCTTACACAGCAAGTCATGCCCAGCATGAGGGCATTGATGACTGCTGGCCCTGCTCTTGACCGCTGTCATGTCGGCGGCTACAACTGTTCCTATGTTCCAGTTGATAGTCCACGTGCTTTCGATGAGACTATGTACATTCTTATGTGTGGTACAGGGGTAGGCTTTAGTGTCGAGCGTCATCATGTAGAGAAACTACCAATCGTGAACGAAGACTTCCATGAGACAGACACAGTAATCAAGGTAGGTGACAGTCGTCCGGGCTGGGCAAAGTCACTGAAGGAACTGATTGCTATGCTGTACACTGGACAAGTTCCCAAGTTTGATGTGTCAGAGGTACGCCCTGCAGGTGCGAGGCTCAAGACATTTGGCGGCAGGGCATCTGGTCCACAGCCTCTTGTTGAACTGTTTAACTTCTGCATTGAGAAGTTCAAAGGTGCTGCAGGTCGTAGGCTGTATCCAATCGAATGTCATGACATCATGTGCAAGATTGGTGAGGTTGTTGTAGTCGGTGGTGTCAGACGAAGCGCACTCATCAGCCTGTCTAACTTAAACGATGACCAGATGCGTCACGCAAAGGCAGGTATGTGGTGGGAAAACGAAGGGCAACGTGCGCTTGCAAACAACAGCGTTGCCTACAAAGAGAAGCCACAGATGGGAACATTCATGCGTGAATGGTTGTCACTGTATGAAAGCAAGTCAGGTGAGCGTGGCATCTTCAACCGACAGTCGGCACAGAAGCAAGCAGCCAAGAATGGTAGGCGAGATACTGACCACGACTTCGGCTGTAATCCTTGCAGTGAGATTATCTTACGTCCATACCAGTTCTGTAACTTGTCAGAGGTAGTTGTCCGTGCATCAGATACAGTGGAGACACTGAAAGAAAAGGTTCGTCTCGCTACTATCCTTGGCACACTGCAATCTACACTGACAGACTTCAAGTATCTGCGTAAGGTGTGGAAAAACAATACAGAGGAAGAACGTCTGCTTGGTGTGTCACTGACTGGCATCATGGACAATGAGATTACGGCAGGTCGCAGTGCTAAACTTGGCATGAACATTGGGCAAGTGCTTGAGACACTTCGTGACACAGCAGTTGATACAAACAAAGCGTATGCCAAGATGATTGGTATTCCACAGTCTGCTGCTGTTACTTGCGTCAAGCCAAGCGGTACTGTTTCACAGTTGACTGATGCGGCATCAGGTATCCATGCACGGCATAACCCTTACTACATTCGTACTGTTCGTGGAGATAACAAAGACCCACTGACACAGTTCCTTATGTCACAGGGTATTCCTGCAGAGCCTGATGTAATGAAGCCTGATAGCACAACAGTGTTTAGTTTCCCAATGAAGTCACCTGCTCGTGCAGTTACACGGACAGATATGACTGCCATTGAGCAACTTGAGTTGTGGCTTATGTATCAGCGTTACTGGTGCGAACACAAGCCTAGTGTCACTATCTCTGTGAAGGAACACGAATGGATGGACGTAGGTTCATGGGTGTATGAACACTTTGATGAAGTGTCAGGCATTAGTTTCCTGCCCTTCAGTGAGCATACATATCAGCAAGCACCTTATCAGGACATTGATGCAGAACAATACAAAGAGTTCTTGACAAAGATGCCAAAGAAGGTAGACTGGTCACAACTGCAGGAGTTTGAGAAGGAAGATACTACATCAGGTGGACGTGAATTAGCATGTACTGCTGGCGTTTGTGAAGTAGTTGACTTAACGGCGGCTTAAACAGAAAGGAGTATGACAATGTTAAATGGTAAATGGACAAAGGAAAACTTTGAAGTTCATCACAGGCAGAATCCAGAAATATATGATATGTTCTGTAAGTTTGCCAAGCAGATGGCAGCAGTGAAAAAATACTACTCTGCCAAGGCTATCTTTCATAGAATGAGATGGGAAACCGCTATTAACGAAAACGATTCTGAATTTAAAATAAGTGATGGTTGGATTTCACATTACGCAAGAAAGTTTTTGGAGGAGCATCCTGAACATAGTAATTTCTTCAGAACCAGAACACCGAAAGAAAGTTATCTATCTTGATAGGGTGTTTCCCATGACGGTGGGAATAGCATAGTGACTGAACAACCTCTTGTGACGGGGGTAAGGTATGCACGGGGAGTGGTACTCCTGCTCAACCAGCAAACGTGTAGTTCGGGCGAAGTCATAGATAGTTACTAGCCTGATGTGGGTAATAGTCAAGTCCCACCTATGCACTTTACGAAAGGATTGACAATGGTAGGAAAGATTGATATAAAGGATGTAGTTGAACACGAAGATGGTTCAGCAACCATCGTGTTTGAGTGTGATGATGAAGCCAAGAAAGCATTGATTAATGAAGGGTTCATATCACTGATTGAAAAAGCGGTTGACCGCCACAACGAAGAGTATGACTGGACGGAAGGAGAAAGCAAAGATGAAGATTAAATTTGATACACACACAAAGGATGTTGCTGCTGCGGCGGCTGCATTTAGTACACTGTATGCGTACTGCAAGGACTTGACACTGAATAAATCATCTTGGGGTGAAGAGTGCTTGAATATCTATGGCGAGATTAGTTCAGAAAACATGGCTACTTTAGAAAAGGCACTGCCTGATGGCACGTTCAACGAAGACGCAGACAAACTCTAAACTA